AGATGTGTATAAGAGACAGGCGGCAGTCTAACCATGTGGGACGGACTCGCCGCCGCCCTATCTCGCACGTTCGACGTCGAATATTTGGACGGTTCCGTCAATCCGCCTAACCTGATTGCATGGTGTGCGGTGTGCGCTGTCAAGGGCGGCACTTCATACGATTGCTGCACGATTTTTGATAATCCGCAAGCCCAAAACTTGATTATCGCCGTGTTTAAAAATTTTGACAGACTAGACACGACACGGTATAATGACACTGAGTTGCAAAAAATCTTACAAGGAGTGTAAACACATGGCTAGGACTAAAACCGATATTTTCCGCACGCGTGTCTATGCTGTGCTCAAGGGCATGGAATTGGTTGACGGCGATTTTATGGAAGCCGAGCACGTTATTGACGGGCGGCTTAAGGACGCTCGCGCGTATTCGATTCGTGCGAAGAGACTGTTTCCGAATTTCATTCCGCGTTCCATTGAAATTTTTTCGCAAAAAGTCTCTATGAATGAGGAAACTTTCTACAAGTATGCAACCTTTGAGGAACCGCAGAAGTGGAACCCTGAAGAGCATACAAAACGACACGCCGACGTTGAAAATAATGAAGACGTGTGATATAAAAGATTTTAGGCGCAAGCCTGAAAACAAAATAACAACAATCTAGGAAAGGTTAAACAATGGAAAACAACAACAATACCGCACTCGTCGCATTCAATACCGAAAACACCGAACTCGGCACCGTCCAGCACTTCATCGACACCTCGACTCGCGAAGGTAAAATCAAGCTCTACAGCGCATTGCAGAACGCCGAAAAGCTCGACGAACACCTTAACGAGCCGTTGAACATGACGAACGCAGTCGCACAGGCTGTGCAGGTGACGGACGACCAGACGGGAGAAATCTCCAATACCGTGCGCGTCATTATCGTGACCGACGACAATAAGGCGTACGCGGCCACCTCCCCGACTCTCGCCGCGGGACTTAACACCATGTTCGGCATCTTCGGCACGCCGAATACTTGGACGGAACCGCTGTGCATCAAGGTGGTGGAACGTCGTTCCCGCCGCGGCTTCAAGTTTTTCAGCATTGAGCCGGTGGACGAAGAGGCGAAGTAAACTTGCTATAATCGCAATGTGAGTTTACCATGAGAGCACCCTTTGTTTGGGTGCTCTCTTTATCTGAAAGGACTGCAGCCATGTCACGGAAGAGGAAGAAACCAGCCCCGCGCGCAGTCGTATCACAGAACTATCGCACCCACCAAAAGCCGGATACCAGCAATGTCGCCATCAAAGCCGATAAGCAACAACGCAAGCACGTCAAGAAGATTCAAGCCGCGCAAGCCCGCGCCGCACGCGACATTACGCAGCTTGGTTCATACTCACACTCGAATCTCGCCAAAACCGCCGACAAACAATTGGTCAACATCGCCAAAACGCTGGGCAAGGAATGGGAACGGCAGAAGAAACAGGCCATAGCGGAAGCGAAGGCAACCCCATACCATGCCACCGCCGTAGAGAAACCGACGAAAAAAGATATCATGTTTGCTCAGCGCACGCCCATCACCAACGCGCAGATTGACGCGGAGCCGGTGGCGAAACGACGTAAACTGCTCAGGCAGCAGCAGCGGAAAATCAATACGGCACGACGGAAAATCAATGAATGGAACAAAGCTCAGGCCATGCCCGCAAAAAGCGTGTACGAGCAGCGCGTGGCCGAAATCACCGGAACCACCGGCGAAGGTTTCGGACGCAATCAGATAATCCCCTCAAAACTCACCGATTTTCTGCAAATGACGGACGTGCTGAGTGACGAGGCGTTCGTACGCTCCCAGCTGGAAAGCGGCCATCGTAACGAACTGCTTGAGCAAATGCACGACGTTGCCGAAATACTAGGATTGCGCACCGAACGAAAAAGCAAACCGTCCAAAAAGCGGAAAACGGGCAAACGGGATAAAGACTTGTACGGTGAGTATGAATGGCCGTCATACATGTCACGTGGACGCTATGAAGTTTTCGAGAAAATCTTGGCCACCACGTTAGGCTCGAAACGGTTGAAACGGTTCCGTCAACTATCGGCAGCGCAAAAACGCGCGTTCATCGAACAGACGGACGCCCCCCGTATTGTGTTCGACTGGACGGTGTACGACCCCGTGCGTCACGGCTTCGCATCGATATTCCGCGACAATAGTAATGGCTATCAGCGCTCAAGACAGCAGTTCGATAGGTGGATGACAGAAGCGGGCGCACTGGGAAAGTAGCGGACGAGCAAGCAAGGGAAGTTATACCATGACCAAGCTAGATAACAGGGTTGGATTATGGTGTGCGGATAATGTCATACGGTGTACTGACGGCACCGTCCTACGTGACATCACCGCACCTAACCGCCTATTGGCGTCCATCATGTCGGGCGGCAAACTCACAATTTATGTGGCCAATCCAGACATTTTAGACCCATTCATGGCGCACGTCGTACACTCTCTCCCCCACAACGAACACAACTCCAGCTTAAGTTGGGACGCGATTGTCTCGAAAAAAGGCAAGTTTTTCAGTTTTAGCGTGCGTATTGACCGCGAAAATTCCGCACGATTTTTCGATGTATCGAATCTTTTACGGGAGAACTGCCGTATCACCATGACTGACGCACAACTGCTCAACATCCTGAGAGAATACGACAACCGCGGCTTATGCAAAATCACCGCAGGAGGTGCGAGCATGGAGGCTTTCGCGTCCGGCGAGTGGAAATGGTATTACGACAAATTTCCCCAGCTCGAAACCGAAGTCAAAAAGTCATTGCATGACGCCTATATCGGCGGTTTCATGTTAGTCAAAGAAGGGACGTATGGCAAAGCTATCGACGTCGACTGCAATAGCATGTATCCGTCCACACTGCGAGACGAGTGGTTGCCGTGGGGGGTTCCGGAACCGTACGAAGGGCGATATGTGCAGGATGATGACATGCCGTTGCATTGCGATGAAATCACGTTTCGCGCGGAACTCAAACCGGACGGATACCCCTTTCTGCTCGACAATCGAAGCGTGTACGGACTCAACCGCCTTACCTCGACACGTGGTTACATCACGCGCGTGCTCACTGATATTGACCAAGAACTGCTTTATCAGAATTATGAAGTGAGCGTCTACAAGCATGTTAGGGGGTGGAAGTTCAGGCGCTCCAAAGGTTTCTTCCGTTCTTTCATCGATGAATGGGGGGACTTGAAACAGAAGGCGACTGGCGAGAAACGGCAGATGGCGAAACTAATCATGAACGCGCTCGTAGGCAAGATGGCGAGTCTGCCAAAAGGCGCCGTCATGCTTCCACTATCCAAAGACGGCATAACCCTCGACTGGGATGTCGCACAACGTGAAGAATCGAATCTGAAAACCGACTACTTGCCGGTGCCTATTTGGGTCAACGCCTACGCGCGCCGCAAGCTCATGGACGTGTGCCACGCGAACGCCGACCGATTGCTGTATGCCAATACGGACGGGTGCATCCTGAGCGGCTGGGAACCGGTGAAATCATGTGACATCCATCCGACTGAGCTTGGCAAGTGGAAGATTGCCGCACGATACGAAAAACTTACCATCCTTGGGATGAACCGCTATGAGGGGTGGCGTGATGATGGTGAAGTGGATGTCTGCATGGCGGGCAACATGTTTTCACAACCCATCCCCTACGAAAAGTTCCGGCATGGCGTGCAAGTTGTGGATGATTACGACACAATGGTCATGCTATAATGTTTAATGTCTTGTGAGCGTCGATTTTCGACTGGGAGCAACATGAGTCGGATTGCCACGGCTGAAAACGCCGCCGACTATGGAATCATTGTCGTGGCGGCAATGCCCTACGATTTTCAATTCGCGCTCTGATAGGACAATTCAGACCCTCCGTGATTGGAGGGTCATTTTATTTTCCGCCGCATGATATAATTTTGATGAAAACACTATCAACGTAAGGAGCTTTGCATGGCAGACCCAAATGCCGAAGGCGAGGAAACCACTACTCCGCCGCCGACTGAAAAGGAACAGCAGACGGAAACCGTGGATGACGAGGTTAAGCCGAAAGAACCGGAACCGGAACCGGAACTGAAGCAGGAACCGGACGTTTCCGCACGACTTGATGCGCTCGAAAAAGAATTAGCCGCATTGAAGGCCATGCTGGACACGCTAGGTTACAACGACCCCGCACCGTCCGACAATGACGACGACGGCGATGATAAAGAAGAGTCCATCGAAGATTTATTCGACTAAATAAGGAAGGTATAAACAATGTCTAATGTCCGACCACTTGCAGGCAAGGGTGACGTTGAGATTTTCAACGCCGTGCGTTCCGCCACCTCACCACAGTTCCAGACTCGTATTCCATCCGCGACGCAAGGCAATATCCGCAACGCGGTGGACACCATGCGCAATTTTCCGTACTTGCGTGACGAGTTCACCGGCGTGCTGATTCAGCGCTTGATTGGCCTTTACGTCCAACATGCGGATTGGGATGACCCGCTGAAGCTTATTGGCTCCCCGCGCACCCTCAAGCGCTACGGCAGTACTTACGAGCAGGCCGCAGTTGGCTTGGTCAAGGCACGCACTCGAAACTTCAACAAGGAATACCTTGGCGATGATGTTTACGGACGTTACTCGCTGCCGACTGCAAGCGTTTTTCACCCTCTGACTTTCGACCATTATTACCCCGTCACCATTCCCGAAGACGCGCTGCTTACGGCATTCGACGGCGAGTCGGGCATGTCGGATTACATCAGCGAAATTATGAACGCGCCTATCCTCAGCGATAGGAACGACATGTACCTCATGAAGACGCAGACGTTCGCGGAATACGCGCGTAAGGGTGGTTTTTACCGCGTGCATACCCCCGACGTCGGTAAGGCCGACTCAACCGAAGTGGACGCGAAGGGACTACTGCGCCTTATCCAGCAGATGGCGAACGAACTCAAGGCGTCGCCAATGAGCGCCATGCCGCGATATAACGCGATGTCGTGGGTGACGCCGTGGCGCGATTCGGAAGCAATCCTCTTCGCCACTCCGCAGGTAATCGCCGCGCTTAACGTCGAAGCATTGGCCGCCGCGTTCAATATCGACAAGGTCAACGTGCCGTATCGCATCATTCCGATTCCTGAAGACATGTTCGGTATCGGCGGACAGGGTGGCAAGGTTCAAGCCGTGCTGACCACCGAAGACTTCTTCTTCTGCTGGGATGAAATGCTGGAAACCACCACCTCGCCAGTCAATCCGATTGACGGCACGCGAAACATTTTCTACAAGCATCGTGGCAGCATCACACCGAACCCGTTCGCCAACGCCGTACTGTTCTGGACCGGTGAAGGCTCCAACGAGTCCGTGACACTACCGGACACGCTCACCACTTCCACGCCTAAGTTCGAGCTTCGCGTGAAGAAGTATGGTCAGCCCGCCATCACTCCGCAGGACGTGTCGCGTGGCGACTTGGTGCAGGTGGTTTCCACTATTTCCAGCGCCAACGAGGAAACGGCCACGTTCCAGCCAACCGGTATCAAGTATGCCGTCGAGGGCGCCACCTCTCAGTTTACGACCATTGACAATGACGGTATTCTGCGTTGTGGTTTGGATGAAACCGCCGAAACGCTGAAAGTCACCGCTCAGGCAACCTACATCAATCCGGCCACGCCTGAAATCGACCAGACGGTTTCCGCCGCACTATCCGTTCCCGTGGTTGGCACTTGGCTTGGCGGTTGGAAAGCCGGAGCCATCGAGTCCATTGAGATTCAAGGCGAAAAGTCGGTTAAAGTGGACGGCCATGTCGCGCTTAAGGCTATCGCCACCAAGACGGACGGCAACACCGCAGACGTGACCAACCTCGCCATGTGGACTGTGGACGCTAACGCAACCATCACCCCCAACGGTGTCCTGACCGGAACCGCGGCAGGTGCCGCCAACGTCACCGCGAAGTTCGCAGGAGCCACTGGAACGGTGAAAGTCACCGTCGCCGCCGCCTGACAATAGACGCAGGCTAGTAAAATAGGTGCGAGAAGATAATTCTCGCACCTATTATTTTTAGGAGGACCTTTATGAGCGCAAATGACTTGCCGATCAATTTCTCGTACGCCAAATGGACGCCAAACACACGTTTCAAACTCTGCAACGTCCCTTGGGACATGGGCTACAGGGATATAGTCAAATGGGATAGGCAAGCTCAAAAAGAGTATTTCGACCGACTGGACGGCATCGAGTTCACGGACTGCACGATGGCGAAATACGGACTGCCGGTACGGCTGCCGATTCCGTTTGCTCAAGCGTCGCAATACAATTACCTTATCGCAACGAACGACTACGATTTCGACACCCCCCGTTCGTGGTATTATTTTATTCAGACATGCGATTACGTCAACGCGCACACCACGCAGCTCAATATCCAACTTGACGTGTGGCAAAGTTTCCAGCATGATATCCAGCTCGGCAACGCATACGTCGAAAGAGGGCATGTCGGCGTCGCCAACGAGAACGCTTGGAAAGATTACGGACGCACCTATCTAGACTTGCCTGAAGGACTCGATACCGGCAAGGTCATGGTGGTTACCGGACAGCAGTATAAGAGTCTGATTGGCGAGACAAACGGCTACACCACTTTTGGTGTGTTGATGGTATCCACCACAAAGCTGGACACTGACCCCGGCACGGCAAGCGCTCCGAAAACCACGTGCGCGGACGGAAGCGCTTTTGAAAACCATACAAACGGCACCGCCCTATACTATTTCTCGGACGCCTTGGACTTCCTCGCCGTCATGGGGGCGGGTTCCGAGTATCCTTGGGTAACGCAGGGCATTTGCGGGATCTATGCCATTCCTCAGCTTCCGGAAGCCCTTTTGAAAAATCAGCAGAAACCGGGCGTGTTTTTCAACCACATGATTGACTGGCGCGGTGACTGCTACCGGCTTGAGATACGCCACAATGATGCCAAAAGCCGCTACGCCGACATTATCCATATCGCAAATTTTCGTGATAATTTCAAACTCCCGGAACGCTACAAGTATCTCCAAAAATTCCGCACCGCACCATATGCCATACTGGAATGTTCATGCCTTAACGGTACGGTTATCACCTACAATCCCGAGCAGATACCAAGCGCTGATTTGGTCATTCGTGAGGCTTGGGACTACGCGCCCCCCTCTCCGCGACTCAACTTTTATCCGCGCGGATACAACGCCGGAAGTGTCAGCGAACAATCCCCGTTGCCGAACGATTCCGGCTTGCCGATCGATTCCGGCGAAATGCTCAACGCGTCATTTGGCATCACCAATTTCCCCACCTTTATGACGGTCAACAACGGCAGCGCCCTCGCCTTCGCCAATTCCGCGTATACGCGCCAATACGCACAGCAAAGCGCGAATTGGTCATACCAGAAAACGCAGATGGGTATCAACAACGCTTACGCTCAAGCGCAACTTGGTACTCAGTATGCGAGTGCGCAGAACCAGCTTGGCACCAGCAACCGTAACGCGATGATGTCGATTAACAATCAGGCCGCGCAAATGTCGGCCGACCTGACGCTGAAAAACCTGAGTTTCGGAAACCGTATGAACCAGCTCAATACCATTGGTTCCGGTGTGGCGAACGCGGTTGGTTCCGCCGTTACTGGTAACGTTGGTGGCGTGGTTGGCGCCGTGGCGGGCACGGCTATAGGCGCGGTGGCGAACCAGATGTCGTACAACAATGCCGTAGACTCTAACAGTCAGCAATTGTCGAATACTTTGGCGACGAACGGCGCAACCACCTCACAGTCGAATGCTTACAGTCTTGCGCAAACAAATTTGTCCAACCAACAGACTATGCAGTTCGCGGATATGAACAAACAGCTTGCACAGGCGACGGCGCAAGGCGATTATGAGAACACAATTGCGGGCATTAACGCGCAAGTGCAGCAGACTCAAACAGTACCCCCTACCACGTCGGGCGCATTAGGTGGCGACGCTTTCAATTTGGCGAACGGTTTGATTGGCGTCATGGTACGCTTCCGGCAGATACCCCCCGCGGCCATGCGTTCCATTGGTGAAGTATGGCTACGTTATGGATATTACGTGCAACGCTTCATGAAGCTGCCGTCGAATTTGATGGCAATGTCCAATTTCACATACTGGAAACTCCATGAGTTGTATGTGCGCAGCTCGACGTGTCCAGAAGAGTACCGCCTGACAGTCAAAGGTATTTTTGAGAGTGGCGTAACGGTGTGGGCTGACCCCGATAAAATCGGAGTAACCGATTATGCGGACAACGTGCCATTATCCGGTATCGCATACTAGATATAATGGAGAGAGTTGAAAAACTCTCTCCATTATTTATATTAAGGACGGTGACTATGAGCAAGCGCAATAACGCGCGTAAGGCCGCACATTGGGACAATCAAAGCGTGCTCGGCTCAATGTGGGGCAATCTGAATCTGCCTGAAATGCGGCAGTCACTGCGCATCAATCAGTATATGAAGCTGATTGAAATGTTGGCGGTGTCGCGTTTCAAATGGATTAATCTGCCCCCGTACATTGACGAGCGATACTTGGAGCTGACCTTATTTGAAAACGGCTTGGCCCTCTTCTTTCCAGACAAACGCAAGGGTGTGCATCGTTTCATGGTCACGTCCGGCAATATCGGCGGCGTCAACAACTACAACAATCCAACATCATTCCAGCCGGTTGCCACGAATTATTCGCATCCGCAAATCGGGAGCAAGGAGTGCGTACCCATCTGGGATAATCAGTTACGTTGCACCATGATTGATGTCATGTGGAATTACGCCACGCGATTGGCAATCGCGGATAGAGCGCTGGATGTCAACTTGGATAATATTTCGGTGCCGCTGATTATCGCCACGTCCGAAACCAACAAACTCACAGCCCAAAACCTCATGAAGGCGCGCGAAGACGGAGACCCGTATATTTATGCCTATGACTCGGCGGACATTACAGGAATGTTCCAGACGTTCCCCAACATGACGCCATTCCTCGCGGATAAAATCATCACCACCAAAACGCAGGTATGGAACGAACTCGTCAATTATCTCGGCATCGATAACAGCACGACGGAAAAAAAGGAGCGACTGCTTGAGTCGGAAGTGACGGCTGGAAATTCGCGTACGAATGTTTTTCGTCTGAGCTATCTCAAGTCGAGACAGCAAGCATGCGATACGATTAACCGACTATGGCCGCAAATGGCCGATTCCGGCAAACCTATCGGCATCGAATGGAACGACACCACGAGTGGCGGACTCTTGGACGTTGACGGAAACAAAGAAGAGGATGAACAATGACGCAAGACCTAAGCATGTACGCCATCAAAGACAGCATGGCCGATTACACCTTAACGCTTGGCAATCTTATTGCACGCGGTTTCGACACGGACGAAAAACTACATTTAAGTGCGCAACATTATCCGATTTTCGACGAAAAATACAGGGCGAAACTGAACGAAAAAATCGTGGCACACTACGCGTTGCGTGAGATTGGTTCAGAAACGCCGCAGATGTTCGTTTTTTACCTCGGCCGCACCATGCGCGAGCAGATGGACTATTTCAACCAATTATATTCGTCTGCTGAACATAAGTTTGACCCTTTTATTACCTCCGACATTCGGCAGGAGATGGACTCAACCAGTACCAACGAATCGAGCGGAAAATCGAGCGGCACACAATCCAACGAGTCCAAGGCCAACAGCACGTCAGACACCACCGCCGACAATTCCAGCATGACGTTCAACTCCGAGTTTCCGCAAACGCGTATCGACGATTTCAAGCAATTTGCCACCAGCGCATCACAAACCGACTCTACCGGCAACACGCATACCAGCACACAGCAGGACAGCAGCACCACCGCATCCAGTACCAGCAACACCGATTTTTCGCATTCCTCCGACAAAGGGAACAGCATGTCGCATACGCTCGGCACCAGTGGTTCTCAATCTCAATTATTGCAGGATTGGCGTAATACCATGCTCAATATTGACATGATGGTTATAAACTCGCTTGAAAGTCTATTTTTGGGCATGTGGGGCAGTGGCGACAATATGACCAACGTGCCGCAACTCTACAGCACGAGTCTCGCTTATAACTTAGGTCATTAGAGTATACTTGACATTGACAGATTGGAGGATTATGGACGGACTAAACATATGCGCCGCGCCCTTGGATATTGACCCGCGACAACGCTATTTCACAACGGTTCAGCCTTTTAGTTATCGCGATACGCTCACCGTACTCGGTTACGTACAGGAGGTTGCAAGCCATCTGGACGAATTGCGCGAACAGCTCGACAATCTCGCAAAAGACGAAAACGCAGACGTCGAAGCCATCAAACAGCTTGTTGCCAATTTTGGCGAGCAGTTTGAGCGCATCAACAAAACCTTGGATGACCTTGAAAAGCAGGTAGGCCAGTACGAAGACTCTGACCTTACCTATAATCCGACACGCGGCAAATATGAAGACTCCAAAAACACGAATCGAGACATGTACCGCGAGCTTGCCGTGTTCGGCGCGAGAGTCAACCAAATGGCTCAATTGAGCACGCCAATGGCCGCCGCGCACACGTGCCTTGAGTTCGCAGTGCTTGGCAACAAAACCATTTTCCACAATGACGAGCCGCGCATCACACCACGTGACGTGCATGTTGATGACGGCGAACCCGTCAATCCGCTATCAGTGGAAAACCTCGCCAATGGCGTCGTGGTCAACAATTTTATGAAAACAGCCCAGTAATATAAGGAGAGACAAATGGTACAGAAAACGCCGAATTACAATTTGGAGAAATACAGCGCGACTGACGCGCCGAATCTTGAAGGTTCGTACAACCGTTCGATGGACATTCTCGATACGACCCTGAAAACCCAGTCGGACAGGATTGACGCAATCCCGACACCGGAGTCACTGCCGGAGGGATTGAGCGCGTTCGCCACCGCTCTCGGATTGAGCGCCGCGAACGCAAACGCACTCGGCACCGCCCTCAATCACTTCCTTAACCGCGTTCCCGCGGCCGGTGGCGGGCAGTATACCGTCAAAAACCTTAATGACACGAAGGTCACTGCGGAAGGTCTGCCGTTCGTTTCCACCACTGCTTCAGGAGATTGATGATTATGACAGACAGTCAGCAGACCACGCCCGTGGACTCCACCGCATACGATGCGACGCGACATTGGGGGTTGCCGCTTTACAATGATGCTACGCCAATGGACATGCGCGACGGATACAATCACGCCATGCGCATGATAGACCAGATTCTAAACCAGCTCAATACTCAAATTAGAGAGAAGGACTGACATAATGGCTACCGTATACAGCAAAACCGACAATTACAGCCTTAATCTGTATGGTGACAACGACCCCGCTGACTTGCGTGACGGCTACAACGGCTCCATGCGCACCATTGATACGACTTTGGAAACGCATCTTAATCGCATCGAGGCCGTGGAATCTCGTGAGACTCACGACGAGGAAGTGGTGAAGGCGCTGCTTGGAGACAATACGGTTGACTCCGCTACCGCCGCGAAAACCAAGTGGAACAAGGCGGAGTCGGACGCCGCCACCGCCGCAGGGAAGGCCGACAACAACACGGCCATCCTCGCCGCGCTCGGAGCCGACACCACAGCACACGCCACCGCCGCGAAAAACAAGTGGGATAAAGCAGGAGCGGACGCTACAACCGCCATAGGCAAGGCCGACAACAACACGGCAATCCTCACCGCGCTTGGAGCAGGCTCAACCGTTGACGCCACGGCGCAAAAAACCAAACTGGACAACACCGCCACCAAGGTGGACGAGCTTGCGGATGCGCGTGTGGACAGCAAGCTTGACTCGCACTTCATCATCCACGCGCACCGTGGCTCCTACCGTTTCCCCGAAAACACTATGAAAGGCATCATGTGGGCGGTACGTCACGGATATGTGCCGGAGATTGACGTGCAGCTCACGTCGGACGGCGTGCCGGTCATTCTGCACGACACGTCAACCGCCCGCACCATGACGGGGACAGCAGCTAATGTTTCGTCCATCACCTACGCCGATTTTATGTCGCGTGAAGTCAAGGCCAAGGTTCACGGCGGCGACACCGGCAAGCCGGTGAGCATGGAGCAGGTGCTCCAAGCGGTAGGCGATAGTCCGGTTGACTTTGAAATCAAGTCACTGACCAACGAGACTACGGACGCAATGTTGGAACTACTGCGCAAGTATAATGCAACCGCAATCCACGAATTGACGTCGTTCAGCTGGGAACAGTGTGTTCGCGCCGTCGAGGGCGGAGCGAAATACGTGTCATGGACGTGGGATATGGACGCCATGCCACACTCTTGGACTGACATGAAGAATGCTGGTATTTTTTGCGGAAACCCGCGTGAAGACAAACTCACTTCCGCAATGGTCAGCGCCGCGCATTCGGCTGGCGTCAAGATTAATCCGTGGCTTATTAACGACCCAGTGGCCTACGAGCGTGTTGCCGCGCTTGGAGTGGATGGCATTACTTCCAATTGGCCGGATTATGCGACAAAGCAGATGTGCCGCAACTTCACTCCGTTCAGCACCGGCGAAAACACTTTCATCCGTCCAACGCGTTTCCAAGTATACGGACAGCAAGCATATGTTGATATTTCGGACGCGGACAGAGCTAAGAGCACGTATCTCGCGCCGAACGGGCTATTCCAGCTTGGCGACGCGGACGGGCAGATGGCAGTAGAGCTTGTAGAGGTTGGGCAGGTCACGCTTCCGGTGTCCATCGACCTCGAAGGCTTCATGTCCAGAGTCCAGATTGGTATAGCCGGAGATACGCGCAATATCGCAGTCGTAGCCGTCAAGGAAAGCACGGATATCGAGCCGTGGGAGGATAACAAGAAGGCTGGGCAGGTTGGCATTATCGCAGGTGTGCGACGTAACGGCGCGACGTTCGGCGGTTTCTATCAAGACAATAGAGACACTGTGCCTTTTGACTCGACCAATACCAAGACGCCCGCTGTTGGCAATGACGATAGTGTCGCCGTGCATGCGTCCTTTGTGCTTGACAAAGACCACGCGCGAATCATTTGGGCCTACAGCAATGGACAGAATGGTGATATAACCACCGGCAATAATAAAAACGTCACGTTGCCGGACGAAAAGTACCGGCTCTATTTGCGTGTTAACCGTAATTTCAAGAGCGCTTGGAAAATCAGGGTGCGCACCACTGACGGCTATCTCTATGAGGGCTGACAGACCATCCTAAGTAATAGCCATGCCACTATAATGGTGGCATGGCTATTACTTTCGATGATTGGATTAAGCAGACTCAAGGCCGGTACTGGGACATGGACGGTGCTTACGGGGCACAATGCTGGGACTTGTGGGCGAAATACTGTATGGACTTATACGGCGCCTCAGTGTCCGATTGCATCACGCCAACCGGCTACGCGGAAGGCAATTATACGAGGTTTCCGACGAACGCGAAGATGGCCGCGATTTTCGAGAAGAAACCGGCCGACTATTCGCCGGTCAAGGGTGACGTGGCGTTTTGGAATTTCTCAAGCCAACACACCGGCTCGCACGTGAGCATTGTCATGGAGGATGGCGTGCATGACGGCCGCATCACCGTATTGTCTCAAAACCCTAATCCGGCGCAGCGCATGACGTTCGACCTGACTGCATTTCTAGGTTATCTACATCCGAAGGCGCTAGGCGAAGGTGGTGGCACGACTTCAACAGAGAAGAACCCCACCGGCGACAATAGCCACGGTTCCGCCGACTCCGCACGTGGCGGAGCGTGGATACATTGGCAAGGCGACAATCTTTACTTGCATGAGTCCGATAATGCCGGAACGCGGACGCGCATATTCTACAAGACAACCGCCAACAATTTTTCCGAAAAAGCGTCGCAATCCCAGCCGTCCAGCAATAACGGGCAGGCGCATCCCTCCGTCTCTTTATCGGCGGAGAACTCGTATGCTTTGTATGTGGTTGGCACCGTCGAAGCTGGATTGCGCTGGGATGCAGTCGAAGCGGCCAACCTCCAAGGCATTGGCATTGCGCAATGGAGTTTCGAGCGCAGACTGCAAGTGCTGAACGCGATGAAAGCAGCTGACCCAACCGGATACGAAGCGTTCAAAACCGCCGCGCCTGAAATAGCGGCACTCATGGAGTCAGGCGGCACATTCAAACGTTCACTCACTTCAGCGGAAGCGGCCGCATTCCGCACGTGGGCGGCACGCAGTGAATCGCGTGACGGCCAACGCAAGCAGTTCGCGGAAGACTATGCAGGCTATCCAAAGCAATACGATGACGTAAAAATGCAGATTCTTTGGGTGACGGCATATCACCAGTCGCCCGCCAACGCCTTGAAAGTACCGAAGGCGTCGAATCTCGCACAGCTTAAAAGCAACATTCTGTCAACGTTCCCATTCGCGCCGTATACAACACGATACAACCAAGCGTACTCTCTGTTGTCGGTTTGGGATGGCAAGTCTAATCCGCCCGCGTTCTAAAAGTGTGGTATACTTAATAGTGGCGGTGGTTATATGATGACCTTTCCCCTTGAACGGCCGCCAGATGATAGGTTGGTGGAGGGCGTGCGAGTCATGGCGCACGCCCTCCACTAGTTTTAGGAGGGTTGCAAGCATGACATTGCAAACACTTGACGAGAACGATTATTACGATTTGCACAATCTGTTGACGCGAAACGCGCCGTGGAATTTCATAATCGGCGCACGTGGCCTAGGCAAAACGTTCGCCGCGAAACGGTACGGCATCAAAGAGTATATCAAACACGGGTATGAGTTCATTTATCTAAGACGCACCGACGTGGAACAGCATAGAAAAGAGACGTTTTTCAAGGACATTCAGGAATTTTTCCCATCATACGAATTTCGTGTCAACGGCGAAAAAGGGCAATTGCATAAGACATCGTGGGATGAAAAGGATTGGCGGACATGCTGCTATTTCGTAGCCCTCTCACAAGCAGGCGGACTCAAGTCAGTGGCCTATCCAAAAGTACACTTGATTATCTTCGACGAGATTTTCCCCGACAATCTGCGGTTTTTAAGTAACGAGGTAAACTCGTTTTCCGAATTTTACAATACCGTGGACAGGTGGCAGGATAGGACAAAAGTACTATTCCTATCGAACGCGGTGCAAAAAGCTAATCCATATTTCGCCAAATACCGACTAGACATTGGCACGCAACAAGCCAATCAACAACAATACAAACTCTATTGCGGTGGCTTTATCTGTCTTGATCTGGCCGACTATGGCGGTTTCTCGGCAAAAGTCGCGCAATCCAAGTTCGGCAGATTCTTGGAAAAGTACGACAGTGACTACGCCGACTATGCAATACGTAACAAGTTCCGTGACGAGTCAGACACTTTGATAGCGCCAATTCCTAACGACAGCGAACTATCCTACATTTTGGACACCACCGACTACGCGCAGTTCGGAGTGTGGATTTCCGTGTCCGAACGCGACGGACGTGTCTCACAATATGTTTCACGGCGTATTCCAAAAGACAATAACCGCCCCGTCTACACGCTCGACCCGAACCACGTTGACGAAAAAACATGGTATGTCAAAAAATCGGATGACATTATACGACGGCTCACTACCGGCTACCGACTTGGAAAAATACGATT